TGTGGCCTTGGCAATCTTGTCCATGTCGCTCCTAAACGATTGACCAAAATCACCAAAAAGAAGTTCCTTTGGCGATCCACGCAATTTATCCCAATTGGTAAGGAATGTTTCAGTGCTGAAGACATTTCCAGCCACATCTTGCGTTGATGACACAGCCCTTCCCATTTTGTTTAGGAATGCTGAAACAAATTCTCTTTTTGCATCTTGTGGCAGCGCATCCATAACTGTGCCCAAAATTGTCGTGTCAGCCTTCTGGCCGCCCATAGCTGCATTGAATATTTTCTCTGGAGTTGCCTTGTCTATGATTGGCTGAAGTAGGTCTATTTTGTCGTGCAATCTTTTTGTATATGCGTTTGCCTCATTAAATGCCAACTTTGCTTTGGGACCAGCACCTTCAACAACCCTTGAAATATCATCTGTCAATGCTCCATAAAGCCTAAGAAGTTCGGCTCTAGGGAAGTTTGAGTCCATTTGGAATTGACCAAGCTTTTCGCCTATTCTTGATCTCAATTCACGAACTCCAGATATTGGAAGACCTCCACCAAGAGCAGTATCAATGTTAAGTCCAGAAGTTAGCTGATCTATCACCTGATTTTTCAACAAAGACGATTCTGATGTTGCTCTCATTCCAGGCAATGGCGCGGTTATTTCATTTAGCAAATTCTTTGTGCTTGAAATATCAACCTCAGTATTTTTAGGTATGTATTTCTCAACTTCGGCATAAAGAGTATTTTGATACTTTCTTGCTTGCGGAAGAAATACGTCTTTAATCCCTTGTTTTATTTTAGAACCAGCACTTAATTCCGTTGCGCCAGGAGCAAGCTCTTGAGAAATTTGCTCAATCTTTGATCCAATTTGAGCCTGCTGTTCTGCGCCTTTTTTTGCCATATATCCACTTGCGCCAGGAGTGATCCCAAGCGCGGATTCAAGATACTGAATTGGTCTTGCGCCAGTAGCCTGACCAAGGGTTGCCTCTGTGCCTGCTCCCCTCATTGCTTGGATATTTTCGAGTATTGCTTCTGGGCTTGTGAAGCCTCTTCCTGCTGCCATTATGCCAGACCTTGCAATTCCTGGCAGGCTTGGCGCGATAGCACCACCAGCACCAGCAATAGTCTGTCCGACTCCGCCAGCACCAGCTTCCTTGGCCGCTTGTTGAGCCATTCCGCCAGTTGCAGATTGCGTAATTTGCATTGCTGGCTCTGCCTTGAGAAGACCACCCAATGCTTTAACGGCTTTGGGCGCATATTTTACACCAGAAAGAACTTGCCCAGCACCCATCGTTGCCAATGCTTCGCCAGCGGTTTCAGCCCCAGCCTCAAGAACACGCTCGCCAGTTGTCTGTGCTTTTGGCAGGCCAATCAAATCTTTGATCTGGTCTAGATATTCGCTTGGAAGTTTTACCTTGTCGGAATCTTCTTCTCTGATTCCATACTTCTTAGAAATTTCAGAATTGTATGCCCTCGCCCCAAGCTCAAGTAATCCGCCAGCCAGCGCAGTTATCCCAGCACCAACAGCGACAGGTGCGCCCATTGCGGCTGCTCCAGCAGCTCCAACACCTGCCGCTACTGTGGCTGGGCTTATTGCACCCCTAGCCAATGCTCCAGCAGCTCTTGTTGGGGAAAGCTCCTCAAAACCTATTCCGCCAGACTTTGCGGAATCAATAACATTCTGTGGAGTATCGTCTGGAAACTCGACAAGACCAACCCCTGGGACTTCTTCGTACTTAGCCATTACTTCATTAACAATCCAGTTTTAGGATTGTATTTAGCGGCTGGTTGTGGTGCTGACTTCTTTATCCCAAAATTATTTATATCTTCTGGTGCTGAATTTGCGTCAATAACAGATTGCAGACTTTTTACACCATATCCAAAAGCCCTTGCGGATGACGCAAACTCAGATCCAACAGTTCTTTTCAATGATCTTAATCTTTCTGTTTGCGTTATGTCAAGAAATACTGCTGGATTTGCAACTGCATCGTTCAGCATCTGTAATTCCTGTGGATTCATTTGACCGCCACCAGTAAGAGGAACGCGAAGTGCCGCAATCAATGGTATTCTTGCTTGGGCTGCTTGAGCCTTGTATTTAGCAGCTTCTATTGCATTGCCAGAAGTCGCAGCTTTTCTGTACAATCCACCAAGCTCTATCAGATTATCAATAGAAGAAATTGATTGCACAAAAGTTGGCAACCTCTCACGCATCTTTTTGGCTGCATCATCATCTTTGGCTTGTCCATCTAGCCCTGGCAACTTTAATGCATTTTGTGCCTGCCTTCTGGTTTCTGCGTCAAACAATGGCTTGTATGCGTTTACTGCTGCTTGCCTATCCTGCGCCTCTTCAGCACTGGTAGAACCATTAACAAAATCTCTGGCCTCCTTGCTGATTTCGGCAAATTTTTGAACTCTTCTACGTAAAACGCTGTCTTCGCCTCCTGCGGGCGCAGTTCCATAAGCTTCGCCAAGATTTACTGTTCCAACAAGACCCTCTTGCCTCTTTCTGTAAGCCTCAAGCTCTGCAGTCATTCTTGTCTTTTGTGCGTCCAGAAGATTTTCTTCAGCAATAAGACCTTGCCCTGCTTGCATTGCCGTCTGTTGAGGCATAACAGGACCAGAAACATCAACATCTAGCGGGGCCGAAGCAGACGATATATCCCCAAGTCTTTGGCTTATTCCAGCCCTTTGTGCTTGGTTTAGATTTAGTGTTTCTTGAAGCTGGCTTGTTTTCTCTGCAATATCACCAGCAAGTTTTGCTTCATAGTCTGGTTGAAGCTGTTTTAACTGAGCATCTAATACCCTTGATCTTAATTCCTGCTCCTGCTCTTGCAAAAGCCTTTTCCTTTTGCCTTCTGGTCCTTCAATGTTAAACTTAATAGCCATTTTTTACCTACGATCCGAATGAAAAGCTTGGTATCAATGATCCAACGCCAGAAGCAATTGCGCCAAACTGTTGCGCGCCACTTGGCTGACTTGCAATTGCGCCAACCTGCGCGCCATAGGTTCTGGCAGTGTAATCAGACATCGTATTGTAAATGCTCGCAGCGTTTCCTGCAAGCTGAGTTGGGATTGCGGGGTTAGTTGTCTGATAGAATTGATTAGCCGCAGGACCTGTCTGGAACTGACCAGGCATGGCTTGATTAGCTTGGATATATCCTTGGAACGCTGCGTTCTGCTGACCAAGCCTTTGATTTGCCAAATTGTAAAGCGAAGGTCCACCAGCGATAAAGTTGGATGCAGCACCAAGCCTATTCTGCTGTAATCCTTCTCGCAACGCCAAATCCCTAGCAGCAGCACCACCAGTTGTTTCGCCAGAGCCAAGGAAGCTTTGTGCAGCACCATAGCGTGCAAGCTTTCTCGCTTCGCCAGCAGCACCTAGCTGTGCAGCTTCTTGTACTGCTGGTCCAAGGCCAAAGATGTTTCCACGGGCAGTCTGTGCTGCTCGGATAGATTGTTCGTATCCACGCCGTTCTTCCGCACCAATGGTCGAACCAAGGCGAAGTTGATTCAATGCTTCTTGTTCAAGCGTATTGCGAAGTTCCTCAGTCTGCGGAGTGGTGGTTGCGCCTAGTGGCTGGGTAGCCATCTGGCGATATTGACGGCCAAGACCAACTGCAGTTCTATAAGCTTCTGGATCAATCTGGCGTAGCTGATCGCTCGCACGCTGTTCTGGTAATTTAGCAAACTCGCGGAAGGATGTAATCTGTTTTAAGCCCTCATCGTCAGTTGAAGTAATTGGCTTAAAATCTGTGACCTGCTGGCCTGCTTTAGTTACCGCGCCCTGCACGCTGGCTAGGTCGGATTTAAGCTGGTCGATTGCTACCTTGGCGGATACAGCCCTAGCGTCACCAGAAGGAAGCTGATTGTATAAACTCTGTGCGGCCTCTAGCCTGCTTGTAATCCCAGCAATCTGTGAATTGCCATCCTCTACAATCCTATTGAGCTTTCCAAGCTTACTATTATTGTAGTCATTGATAATGTCTTGATCTGCAACTTGAAAATTCAAGCGAGTAGATAGGTCTGACGCACCAAAGTTTGCATCAGCCGAAAGGTTAGCTGGAGGTTGGTTTGATGGTTGCATACCGACTTGGCCTCTCATTCCAGCACCACCTGTCAAGGCTTGAATTTGTGAGGCAAGAGAGTTTCGGGTATTTTCTTGGCTTGTCACATCGGAAATACGCTTTTCGTAGGTGTCTCGGATTGTGTTTAAGCTCTCTTGTTGTTTTTTTGCAACTTCATTCTGAGCGTCAAATATGTCTGTGTATGGATATTCAGTTATATTTTTGGTATCGTCACTGCGAACTCTATTTTTTTCAATTGTCCCATCAGGATTGATTTTGTATCTTGTGGATATACTTGCCATATTAAATATCCCCAGCCTGGTACTTCTTGGTCGTAATCTTCTTGGCTTCTTCGTTACGCTTTAGTACATCTTCGATGTTGGTTGTGTATGATGGCGCACCGATAGACTGAGAAATTCCAGCACCATAATCAACTGGTGCAACTCCAGCACCCATTGCAACTTGAGGCTCAACCGAGGCTTGTGCTGGCTGACCATAGGTTCTGGCAAATTGCGCCGTAAGTTGATTACCCAATCCGCGATTTAACGCATAAGCTTGTGGGCTGTACTCATACTGCCTACGCAAGCCTTCCAGCGTGCGCTGACCACCATATTGACGCTCTAGCTGTAATCCAGACTGAACCTGCGCAAGCTGATCGGCAGCCGTAAGCTGACGCTCCAGTTGGCGTTGTTCTGGCATATATTTAATGCGGAGTGCATTCTCAAGCGCAGCGATGTCTGGAGACTTCTCAATGTATGTTTCAAGCGAAGAACGATAGAATAACGCATTAGCCTGCGCCGATTTCATTGGATCGGGCGGAGGCGGAGCCGCTGGAACAGATGGGCTACCCACGGTGTTAAACCCTAGCCTTTCGCATAAATGTCATATAGTCGTAACTCCTTGGTTTGCCAGAACGATTAAAGGTGATCCGCTTGCGTGGACCGAAACGCTCCCAAAGGAGCAACAGCAAGCATCGTAAGGATTTAGCACCCTTTGAGGAGATCGTCAAGTCCACAAAGACATTCTCTCCATCTTCGCTATGCACATAATGGTCAGCCTTTTGGCCGTCCTTTAGACACCTAGCCAGAGCCACGCCTGCTATCTCCTCCCCATCCTTAACCACCCCAACCATTCCCTGCTTCTCAAACCAACCAAACCAAGCCTCTAGGTTAGGCCACATCGACTCTGGAACGCCGCTTTGCTCAATATACTCAACAGCCGTCATATTGTTTGCTGGATCTGGACTGTATCTGGATTGGCCGCTGCCATGATCTGGCGGATAGCCATCTTGTTTGCTGAACTGGAAATCTTGATATTGATTAAACGCCACTTCTCGTACTTGCGAAGGTCGCTGGCAAGCTTCTTTTTAACCGAGGACGGAAGGACGGCTGGCAAGGCAAACTCTAGGGTTAGGATTGAACTTGCTATGTTTATATTGGGCTGAACGCTGACATCCCCGACATCAACGTCACGCTGGATAAATACGTTCGCATCGTTTGAGAATGAGTTATCAAATACAATCTCAAAGTGACTGCCATATTTTAGGGAAAAAGGATCGCCAAAGTCAAAGTCTTTGGTTCTTACGAATGACTCATAAGCCACGCCTGCATCAACGTAATCGGTGGTAGTGGTCCCAGCGGGAGTCTTGTATCCAGAATACTTGTTAATAATTCCAGTTGTGCCTTTGAGCATCAACCTTGAGCCTTCGGCATTAAAGTTGGTCAAAGCAAACTGCATTACCTTGGGAGTCCAAGTCCCCTCAAACGCTCCTAGCGCGGTGTTGTACACTAGCAAGGTATCGTTGGTATCATTGGCTTCAGTTGGGATGGCCAGAAAGTATCTATTGTCGTAATACATGGCGGTAGATACTGCGATAGCCTGCGTGTTGATGCTCTGAATCACATCCTTGACTATCTCTGAAACTGGTATGCCAACCGAGCTAAAGTCATCCGCCACAGAGCGAACAAGTGATCTGATCCCGTTGTCGGATAAGAACAGAATGTCGCTGCTTACTTGCACCGCAGTGCCAGTTGCCACGCATCCAGTGTTGTTTGATATGATGGAAACAATCCAATCCGCTGCTGTGGTTGCATCACTTGGAACTTCTACTTGGAATACCCTGCGCTTCTTGAATACGATGATCCTATTCTTGTAGTACGGAACAATTGCAGTTATCTCGTCACCATCATCGCCGTTGACAACGATGCTATTGGTCGAATCCCATATAGAAGGATCTAATATGTCCGAGGCGTAAAGCGTATTTCGATTAGTCCCAGAACCAACGGCGAACAACCTATTCTCCGTGTTAATCAAGAGCCTCAAGCCTTGCGGCGGTGGGCTGACCGTGGCTGTGGCAGTCGCGCCTGACCCATTGCCAACGATTGTGATTGTAGGTGCCGCCAAATAACCAGAGCCACCATCAACAACAGTCACGCCTGTTACCGCACCACCAGCAACTGTTGTAATAAAGGTTGGCACTGTCCCGCCCAAATTAGGTCCAGTAGCAATTGCCGTTGCGCTGGTATATCCGCTTCCAGCGGTAGTAACTGTTACAGCACGAACCTTGCCACCTTGCCTTGTAATAATGCTACCATCCCAATAATGAAAGTCTCCGTCAGCATCGGCTAGGTACATCTTGTCGTTAAACTGAGCCATCGAAACTTCAGTTGCGCTGTTGATTGAATAACCGCTAGACCATTGCTGGGCGTAGGAGTTCCATGTGTTTGTTGATTGGCTCCAGGTAGCATCAATTGGATGCTGGGTAGAAGACCCATTTGTATCAATACTGAAGAACCTTCCGTTGGTTACAGTCAGCAACTGCTCGTAGGCAGATGTCTCGTAGTAGCGCATCCCACCCACAGAACCAACCGCGCTGGTAGCAGTGGTGCAAAAGTTTGTTGTACCAACGCGAGTTTCAAGATTGCCCTTTGGCGAAAGGGTCATGTTGTACAACTGCTGTACTTGATTCTCAGCTAGTAAATCAGATTGCAGGCCGCTGGCTTGCCCACCTAAAAAGCTCCTAATG